ATGATTTTTGTATGTTTTTTTTGTTTTAGGAGATTTAATTGTTCTAAAATAACAACCTCCCATAATACCTATTTCAAACATTTCTTTGGGACTAATATTTGGTCTAAAATCTGGATAATCTTGAAATTTCTTCATTACTCTAAAAAATGAGTACATAATTTATAAAATCTATTGAAATCTTAAAAGTTTATAAAAATCATAAAAAAATAAAATTATGTACTCAAAATTTTTAAACCTACTATTTTCTATTATTCATTAATATATCTGTAATTAAATGAATTACCGCAACCACAGCTGTAAGCTAAATTTTTATCTGGTATAAATATAAATTTACTTTCAAAAACACCCTTATTTAAATCTTGTTTTAAATAGTCAATAGTTGTTCCCAATAGCAAATATTCACTTTTTGGATCAATTAAAATATTTACATTTTGATTCCTCTCAATAACCGGGTTTTTCTTTAATACTTCCTTATATTTATTATCAGTTATCATCTTAAATTTATAATTAAATCCATTACATCCCCCGCTTGTAGCAGATAACATAAAAGAATTGTTATTGCTATTTCTAATAATACTAATTAATTTACTCCATGCGTTATTAGTTACAATTAGTTTATTCATTATTATTTAACATACATAATATTTTAATTTTTAAATAAGATTTTATTTATCTTTTAATATTGATACGAATTTTGCTCTTTCTTCCATAGTTAAACCAGCTAAATATCTATTTATTTTTGTTTTTGAAGATATATTAATATTCATATGAAAATTATGTTGTGCTTTTGAGCCATAACTATCATTCTTTATTTTAAAAGCTAATAGTCTAAACATTTTTGCATAATTTTTATCAGTTATACCATATATATAAGCCATATCATCATTCCAAAATGCCATTAAATCATTATCAATTACAGCATATATATTAAAGTCATTTGTGTAATCGTTATTATATTCATATCCTAGATGTTCATAAATTTTATAAATGCCATCTTTATACTTTTTAAAATTTTCTATATCATTCAATAACTCTTTTTTTTGAGGATATATTAAATATTTATTTAAAATTATATCTTTAATATCATCTGGTAGTTTGTTATATATCTCCATTATTTTATATATTTTATATATTAATATAAATATGAGAATACGTTATATACTATCTATATTATTATTGTTACTTAATTCTACGAGCGCATTTTATCCTTATTATCAAACTAGAAACGCTATAATATTAAAAAGTCCACCTACTATGTCTCTTAATTTCAATAATATCAAAAAGAAAACATACAATAAATTAATACGCAATAATAAAAAAATACCCAAAATAGTAAGATATTTTATTCATCGCAATTTTTCTTTAAAAGAATCTGAGTTAAAACATGGACGTATTGCAATGCTAGCAGTTTTAGGTAGAATATTTGCAGAAGTTATACATCCAGTATTAGCGATTAGATTATATGCAGATAATTTGTTAGTAAATAATGAATTAGTGCCATCATTCATCAATGGTGGCTTATCGCGTATTAATTGTATATTCTATATATTTATATTATTATATGTTGCTTTAATTGAACTAAATCATCTTATTGAAATTACAGACATTTCTAATAACAAAAAAATAAATACTAGTGAAAACTTTATGTTAAAAAAATTCAACGAAAAAACACCAAAAGAACAAGAAAAATTACAAAAAATTGAAATTAATTTTGGAAGAGTAGCTATGCTATTATCTGTATGGTTTTGTTATTATGAATATGCAACAAAAACAAGTATAATTAATCCAGAATTATTAGCAATATATCCTTGGTTTGTAATGTTTATATATATATTAATATTTACTTGATTTGTTTGATATTTATTTGATGTCCTATAATTTCCATATATTGATATTTATCAGTTCCAAAAGAACGTGAAATTCCAGTATCTGTAAACCATACTTTATTATTATAAAACTTAATACCATCCATAACAGTATGTCCTACAAACATAAATGTACATTTGATGCTATCTAACAAATTTTTTAATTCATCTTGGTTTCCTAGATTACGTGTCCATAATATTCCGTTATAATCTAATAATATTTTATCAAATATTTCCTTGTCTTCTTTTAATACACTATTGTGCAATATAAAATTTTTCCATATACGATTAATATAAGATATATTTTTATTATATTTACTTAATAATTTCACATGATTATTCGTTAATCCAGCATGACAAAATAATAGCTCACCAATTTTTAAAACAATAGGTCTATTACATAATATTGGTGATAATTTACCACCAGTTTTAAATAATTCTCTTCTTTTAGTTTCATTATTATCCATGCTTTTGTTAGAAACATAGCTATAATTACCTATAACATTCATAAATTCATGGTTTCCAATAATAGATATAAATCTGCCTCCTTTTGATTGTGCAAATTTATCTAGCAAATTAGTAAAATATATTACTTCAACATCATCAATTACTTCCCAATCAGGAATTGAATTATCGCGATTTAAACTATCAACTTGATCTCCCATTTGTACAACAACAGTATTCGGTGGTTCAGCAATCCATTCAATATTATTATTAATTATATTAGCATCTATCAATATAGTTTTTAATCTTTTAATATCACCATGTATATCACCAATGATAACTAATCTATCACACATTGGATATTCATATATAATATCATCTCCAATCATATTGATAAATATACAACTATTATATAACTTATATAAATTTATAAAATATTATAAAGAATACAAAATAATAATATATATATTATGAATTTAAATGTATATCTAATTTACACTGAAACACTAGAAAATCGCAAAAACAATATTAATTCAACATTAGAAACTATTAAAAATATATGTAATGATAATAATATCAATTTTAAATTAAATATTGTTAATTCACCAAATAACAATATTATTGATAAAAATGTTGATGAATATAATAAACGTGTAGATTTTTCTAAATTTCCAGATGATAACGAATATAATAATTATATTACATCACTAAATTCTTATCAAATATCTAATTACGAAAAACATCGCGAAGCTTTTAAACATATTTCTGATACTAATAGCGCCAATGATGTCAATGATACCAATGATATTTACATGATAGTTGAAGATGACATTATAATTGGTAAAGATTATCTTGATAATATAAAAAATCTTATTAAAAATTTAGATAAAACTGATTGGGATATTCTTTTTACATCTCTTAATATTATTAATGACCCACGTGAATACATTGAATATAAATCAGTATATAAAAAACTAATATCTAAATCATGCTATTTTATTAGATCGAAAATCTGTAAAATATTATATGAATCTATGTATACTTTTAAGCTAAGATTTAAACATTTTTTATGTAAATTTATAAATGACAATGATTATAATGTTATATTTTATAATAAAAATACTTTTATAGAAGGTTCAAAAATTGGTATATATCCAACTTCGGTAAATCCAAATAATTACCTTTATTTTAATTATATTTTTATTGAACTATCAAAGATATTAAATAAAGAAGTTATAACAAATGAAGATATTACTAAGGCAAAGGAGATATGTGCTAATAATAATTTTGATTCACCTGATTTTCTAAATGTATTATCTGCTATATATTTAAAAAATAAAGATTATGATAATGCTAAAAAATATTCAATGGAAGCAGTTGAATGTTTAAAGAAAAATAATGGTTATCTGCAAAAAAATAGCGAAATTCTTAATAATAGTATTAATATTTGGCAATACGAACAAGACACGCTAGATGAATGTAAAAAATTTATACCCAAGTATTAAACTTGTGCTTCAGGTTCTTTTTGTTTTTTAGATAATCCTTCAAAAGATTTAACTAATTTTTCTACAACATTTTCTAATTTTAATATTCTTTGTAATAAGGTTTCAGCATCTTTTTTATTAGAAACTATGACTTGATTGCATGCATTTAATCCAGCATCAGCCTTCTTTTCTACTAATGTTATTTTTTCGCCTAATTTAGCTACTTCTTCGCTATTATCAACGGCTGCTGGGGCACTAGCACCTCCCATGGCAGATAATCTAGATTCTATATTACTAAGTCTTGAATTTATTCCAGATAATGACATATTTGCTCTATTATTAATGTAATATAATAATTTATTTTATTTTAACACAATAATATATAAAAAATGATTATATATCTTTTATATTAGAAAGATTAAATAATGATTATTCCTGTAAGATGCTTTACTTGTGGTAGAGTAATGGCTGATATTGTGGATTATTATGAAAATGAGAAAGCAAATATTGAAGAAAACAAAAAAGTAGATAAAATGTATAAAAACTTTGATAAAATACACACGGCTCATATTTTAGATAAACTTGGATTAAAAAGATATTGTTGTAGAAGAAATTTAATTGCAAATATTGATATGATGGAAATTATTTAAATTATCTTTTATACGATTAAAGTAGATTAAGTAAACTAATAATTATAACTATGGAAAAAACAAAAGAAATTGAAGAAAAAACTGATTATGAAATTATACCAAAAAATGTTGAAAATTATATTGAAAAACAGATTGAAAATAAGCTCAATAATTTAATGGAAACACTACCTGACAAGTTACCCGATAAAGATTTAAAAAAAAATGCATATAATTTAACAATTAGAGAATTGTATAAAAATACATTACAAACTATAATAGATATTATAAATGATGTCATAGAACTTAATAATAGCAAAATAACAGATGTTAATTATTATATAACAAAAGTTATTTATATTTTAACAGAAGATGATAGAAAGTTATACGTAGGCATTATATTAGTAATACTTTCATTTATAATTTATTTTATTGACGGCGCTTCTGTATAATAAATAAAATTATTAATAAAATAGATTAGATATATGATTTTTTTCATTGATAAAATAATAAGTAATTATAATTATTCTTTTATATTTTTGGCATTATTATTTTTTATAATGGTAAAACAAAATACACAAATACTACTATCAGTGATGATAGTTATTTTTTTTTACATAAGCATTGATAATAATATTAAAAATAATATTAGTGTAAAAAATAATGAAATAAAAGAAAAAGAAGAAAGTTTAACTAATGATGTTAAAGATATAGAGCAGATTAATGTGGACAATTTTTATACATTTTATAATAAAAACAAAAACGTAAGATTTTTAGTTGAAAACAAAAAATTTATTGATATAATTTATAATATTAGATTTATAAAAAGGTTTGATAAAACAAGATATAATAAAATTATAGTTAATATGAATAAAATGATGAAAATATATATTTATATATTATCAGATCGATATGAAATTAATACATATTTACCTATATTTTATGATATAAAAGATACAATATTAGAAAATTTTTATTCATTAGTATTTGTAATACCACAAAGATTTAAACATATATATGGCTTTTTGCCATATAATGAAATAGAAAAATCAACGAAAGATTTTATAGATAAGTATAATGAAATGTTATCTATATTAATAAATTACTGTAATATAAATAAAAAGTATGCACATATTAATTATGAAAAATACAAGCCATATGAAAAAAATAAAGAAGCTTATTTACCTTAGTATGTTTATACCAATGGTGATGTTAAATTTGTATATTGGTTAGCACATGATAAATTGGGTGGTACATATTCTTTATAAGAAAAGTCTAAATTACCAACATTTGTAAAATCTATTGAATTACCACCTCTTTTTCTTTTAGATTTTGTTATTTTTTTTACTTTTCTAGATTTTTTTTTTGGTTTTACATCAGATTTAGTTAATTTTTTTACATTTTTATCAAATTCTTGCATTTTTCCTTTTTTGAATTTATTGTATAATGAAGGTATAATTACAACAAATGTTTTAGAAAATGCAATTAATTTACGTTTTCCTTCGGGACACGTATAGCATCCACCTTCCATTAGTAAATTATCCCCTTGTTTCATTTTATTCAACTTACCTCCTCTAATATTTTGTAAATATAAATAATTTACTGCGTTTTTATTAAATTCATAATCTTGACAACCATTTGTCGCAGATATCTTTTCTGGACCGCAATTTGATAAACTCTGAACTAAATTATTTACTAAAACATTTGGCGATATACTAGACATCATAGTATTATCTTGTTGGGTACGACTCAATTTTAATGATGATAAATCACTAGAATTAGATGTAATTACATTAGGATTACCTCCTTTTTTTTCTCTCATTATCTATAATTATATAAATATTATAGTGTAAATAATAATAATAATGATTATAGAATATTCAATAGAAGATTTAAGAAATTATTATAATGACGATTTAAATATAAATAATGATTATGAAGAATTAGAAACTATATTATCAGATAAAATAGATGAAGATGTAATTAATAGTGATATAATACATATTTTTCCAATAATATTATCATCAACTCTAACATTAATTGCAACCATGTATTTTTTAATATAATCAATGTATTATTATAAATTTTTAATTTATTTTTATAATTAGTAAAGAATGACTGACAGTATTACACCATCAGGTACAACACGAACAGTATTCTCTATTTCTACTAATGATTTAGAAATTAATGGTGATGTTACAGCTGGTAATTTTATTGGCTCCGGAGAAAAATTAACAGATTTAAATGTTGATAGTATTAATAATGGTAATGCTTTAAGTAAATCTTATGGTGGTACTAATAATAAAAATTACATACATAATGGTATAATTTTTAATAATAATTCTTCTATACATAATGATAATAAGTTTTTAACATCATCACGAATAAGATGGGACAATCAAGCTAATGTTTTATATATTAATGATAAAAATATAGTTGAAGATAGTTCTAATTATGTAATTACTACATCAAATATATTACTTAATAAAATAGAAAATTCATCAAATAATATTATTTCAGATATATTAACACATATCGAAAATACACTTGGAATTGATAACACTAACGGAATACCTATCGCAAGTACTACAAAAGCGGGTATTATAAAAGTTGGCGAAGGATTATTTATGTCATCTGATGGATATTTAAGTATTAATCCAGAAATAGTGCAAATTATAAAGCCAACTGTTGTTCCAAATATTGAATTACAAAATTTAGAACAGACATTTTCAAAATCTGTTTATAAAAAATATATATTTACATATAATCCTAATATTGGAACTACATTTGATTATGATGAATCAATAAATGGTATTGGTAGTATTTTACCTATTTGGTATAATTTCAGTGAGATTATTAATATAACAGAAATTAACAACAAAGGTAATACAAGTGCGTCAAGTAACAATACAACAAATGACAAATTAATATTATATGGTTCAGCTACATTAAAACCAGATAATCCAAATGAGCTTAAATATGAATATACACCATTGAATAATAATTACTTATATTTAGATGGTAACGATGGAACATATGCAGCAATAAATGATAAATGTGATATTCATGCTATTTATAATATAGGTGATTTAGGAGGCAATGAAGTAGGAATTACTTTTGCTTTTTGGTTTAAATGTAATAATCCAGAAAATTTAAAATCATTTATGTTTTTAGGATCTGATAATTTATCATATTATATTAATATTGGTATTGACAATAATAATTATTTAACATTAAATATCTTTAATTTTGGTTCAAATGAATATAAAGTAACGCAATATGAAAATTTATTTAATGGTGAATGGGTACATTTATGTTGGGCAATAAATGGTGATGGAACATGGCATGTATATATCAACAATGTTAAAGAAAATAACATAACAGTTAAAAGTGGTATTAGCCCTAATGCTACTTACAGTAAAAAATATATAGGTCGATCAAAGTATGATGTAAATTATTCACTTGAATGTTCTATATCAGATTTTAGAATTTACAATAAAGTATTAAATGAAACGCAAATTAATGAATTATTTAATGCAACTAATTATACAGAATATATATTAACTTTTTATAATCAAGAAAATGGTACTTTATTTGATGCTATTATGATTGGTGGTGGTGGCGGTGGTAGTTTAGAAGGTGGTGGTGGTGCTGGTAAATTAATTTATATTGATAATGCAAAAATATATTCAGGTGATTATAGAATTAAAATTGGAAGAGGTGGAGCTGGAAATTACAACACACAAGCAAATACATCAGGTAATGATACAAGTTTTAATACACTTGTTGCAAATGGTGGTGGTTCTTATGGTGATAATAATGGTATTGGAGGATCAGGTTCGGGAAATGGTGGAACGTCTACTGATAATATATCATCATCATATTCATTTCTTAATACTAATGGTATATTTTTAAGAGGTAATGATGGTTATACGGAATTTGGTGGTGGTGGTGGTGCTGGTACGGCGGGTTTTGATATAAATGGTGGTGATGGTGCACATGGGATAAATCATGAAGGGTTATCTATTAATTTTAAGGATTATTTTGATTTACCAATTGATAATAGTATTGGATATTATAATTCTACATCTAATTGGTTATATTTAGCTGGAGGTGGATCAAGTAATATAGATGGAGGGATTGGAGGATTAGGTGGTGGTGGAGATGGTAGTACATTATTTAATCCATCATTAGTATATCACGGAAATTATGGTTCTGGTGGAGGTGGTTATGATAATATTGGTGCATCAGGTGGAGATGGAGTAATGATTTTAAGATTTTTAGTTGAATTAGTTGAAAATATAGATATACCAGAATCTGTTTTAGATACTAGTAATTATATTATTAATACTTCAAATATTTTAGTTAGTAAAATTATAGACAATTCTAACTATATAAATCACAATTTTATAACATTAAGCAATGATTTATTATATAATGTTGATATATTAAAAATATATATTAGTTCTTTAAATACAGATGACATACATGAAAACGCTGATGCTAATAAAAAATTTATTATTGATAATATTTATACAAATGATTTATTAATTGATGGAAATTTAACTATTAATAATAATTTATCTGTTTTAGGAGAAACAACAACATTTGAAACAGAAGTATATACAACAGAGCAATTAGATATTGAAAATAGAGGTACTGGCGTAGCATTTTCACTAAAACAAAATGATGAATTTTATAATATTTTTAATGTATCTAATAACATTAATCAGGTATTTACTATAACTAACAATGGAAGTGTTGGTATCGGAGTTACAAATCCAGACATTAACGGATATATACTTGATATTAAAGGTAATGTTAATATTCAAACAGATGGTAATAATTATATTTACACTATTGATGGGCGTGATATAATTTTAGAAACAAGTAATTATGTATTACAAACTAGCAACTTAGTATCTGCTAATTTAAATCTAGCTATTAGTGACACAAGTAATTATGTATTACAAACAAGCAATTTAGTATCCACTAATTTAAACACAGCTATTAGTGATACAAGCAATTATATATCACAAAAAAGCAATTTAGTATCTGCTAATCTAAATCTAGCTATTAGTGATACCAGTAATTATGTATTACAAACTAGTAATTTAGTATCTGATAATCTCAATCTAGCTATTAGTGATACTAGTAATTATGTATTACAAACTAGCAATTTGGTATCTGATAATCTCAATATAGCTATTGATGATACTAGTAATTATGTATCACAAACTAGTAATTTAGTATCAGATAATCTCAATATAGCTATTAGTGACACAAGTAATTATGTATCACAAACT